CCAGCTAGGGACAAGGACTGTCCTGGTTACCCAGGCTCCTCTTTTGCGTAAGGTACTAAATCCCAGAGTAGGCGCCTCTTTATTAGAATAAAGAGACGCTAGAAGAGCAGGCTCAAGAAACTTGAACCGTTCTCTCTCCGGTTTAAATACCCAGTGACGTACGATAAAGCCTTCAAACATCGGATACTTCTGGGAAGCTGGTCGGAACCAGCCCCTAGGGGCATCAGAGTTGAAGACGGTATCTCCAAGACTAACGGGTCCGAAGATCCGTTCTCCTGGATGGGCGAGACGCAGTGCTTTAGCTGCGGTTCGGCCAGTCAAACCGAGGACTTTTCGAATCCCATTATGGAATTTGATTAGCTCCCGAACGTCACAGAGGAGGGACCGTACGAAATACGGTCGGACATTGCGACCAAAGAAGTAGTCCTTCCCACAGGACTCACGAAATGGGCCGAAGCTATAAGACTTCGACGCATTTACCGTGAATCCCATGGCGGACAAAACGGAGGTGAGGAGATCAACGCCCTCAGAGCCAATCGTAAGATCGTCTCCATAAGCAGTGACTTCCCACCATGGAAGCTGCAAGTAATCCGCAACGGCAGAAGCTGTCGCGTAGAACAACACAGTCTCCATCTCGAATGTATAGCCGTTCCCCATAGAGGAGAACTTGCTATACGTCCCAGACCGTTCACCCATTCGCCAATGGGCGCTGCGAGATGCCTGCATTGCGACCAACCAATCGGTCGGGAACAATTCCTCTATTACCACTTTAGCAGCGGTATCGGAGGCCATCGACAAGTCTATCGTCGCTACTTTTCCCGTAAGGGAGCCGTAGCGAGCCAGGTCTCGGTTAGTCTGTTGAGAATCCAAATCTACTCCGTGACGGAGCAGACAGGACCTCATCAGACGACCAATTCCCAGCTGGATAAAGGTGTCGAAGGAGGGCTCTACTGCGATAGACCGTAAGGTCTTCGCATCTTTGGGAACAAAAACGACCTTGTTGCCGTCACACACTCCGTAGAAACCCCGTTGAAAGGACTTCCACAGAGGCACCTGGTCCACCAATGGGCCAAATAGTGTAAGGCAGCGGCCTGAGCCCGTAACGGGCTCGAGGTATTTTTCGTACACTGAAGTGCGGGGGTTACGAATGCTAGTTGTAGCACCCGGTCCCCATCGACAATGATCCAAGAGCTTTTCGTGAGGGAAGCGCCCTAGTATGTATTGGATGTTCCGTTTCGTCATCGAAATGATGCGATCAACGGGGGGAGGAGGAATATCCCCCTTCCCATCCACATACCAGTGACGCCATCTCATGTTGGCTTCGAAGCATTGCGACTCCGCGCTCTCGAACCTCTCGAGCGCTACCTTCTTCGTATCGAAGGACGTAGGCAGAAAATCCGCTTTCGTCAACAGCTTCGTGGCTTGATAGGCTTTGGAAAAATCCTCAGCGTTTTCGTACCACAGAGCGTCTATCGGGAGTCCGACGGCGACCTGATCCCACTGCTCGTATCTGAGTAAGATACGAACGGAAAGAGATCTGGCACAGTCGAGCTCCTCCAAGAGCGATACGCAGAGAGATAGAGTGGTCTCCATCGCTTCCCGCTTCGCGAGTTGCGATGATGAAGAGATGTAACCATCCTTCATTTCCCATCACTCCAAATACGAAGGTCATGCGAGGGAAAAAGCGCATTAACTTCGCGACAAATCCGCTCACAATGATCTCCAAACTTGGAAAAGTAAAGCGGATTCTGATCATGAACTAGTGAATCAGCCAGATGCGCCCGAACGAATTCGAGTACATCAGACCAAGTAGCTTCGCACATAATCAGAACCGGTTCGAAGGGGGGAACGGTAGTGCCCCCGAGACCGATCCGACGAGTGATCGATTTGTCAATCACTAATCGGTAAAGCCTCGAAAAGCGTCCGTTCTTCTCCGAACAGGCCCAGTCTTCCACATCAAGATTGATGCGATGGACATGGGAAACCGCACTGGTAGTCTTAAACATATCAGTCTTTCTGGCCATAATGGCCGATGATGGATGAACTCTGACTCAGAACGGGCTGTTTAGGCCCCCGGCTGCTGGTAATTTTTGCACCAGTCGCCGATCTGAGCGTTGGCGAGAGCGAGCGGTGCCATCTTGTACAAGTCGGAGCGGTTTTGCAGAGTACTGCGAGCCGAAACGACGAACTTGATGAACATCGCACAGTCATACGCCCACGTCGCCGCCGGCAGAATGCCGGACTGCGTCGAGTTCGAGACCGTCTCGAGTGTCGGCATGATGAAACGCATGTCGAGCGAGAACTTTCCCTTCCCCGCGTTCACGTCCTTGGACATGTTCGCACTGGCCAAGATCCGGTTGAAACCGACGGGCACCCCCAAAGGGTTGCTCGCGGCCGACTGGTCTTGCCATTCGAAAATGCCATTGGCGAAGTTCACGGGAACGAAAGTGTGATTGACCGGGGTGCCGAGGGCATCCGCGATCGTCATGTTTGCGAATGCAGACATAGACTTCCTTTGAAGCTCTTACGAGCTGATTTCAAGGCAGAGGGGGAGAATTCCCGTCTCTGAGCGAAAGAAGCGCTACTACTTCTTCCTTCCGAACTGCTGAGCTATGAGCGCAATGGAATTTAAAACGTGCGCGGTCGATATCGGATTTTTGAATCTCGGCAAATCTGGACTCGGAAACCCTCCTAAGAGGGACCGAGAGAAGGTCGTCGATTTCCAATCACCCTCAATCGAACATGCCGTCGTATAATCCCAGTGCGTCCCAAAGTCAGAGCGCGCATAGAAGTCATTCTTGTGAGCCACCTCGGTGTTGATTTCCAACACCGAAAGGCATCCATTGTGAAAGGTCCAACCATGGTCAGCCGAAAGCTGCTCAAGGTAGTTCCCGACCGGTAAAAACCAGTCCACAACGAAAGACCAAGGAATGATTTCCCATATCGGAACGAGAGGGTTGGTTAAACCAAGGGCAGCAGGTGAAGCAAGCGCAGCGTTCGGAAAAGCCTGAACAGTGTACTTGCAGCTCACCTGTGTCCGTCTCATTCCCCAAGGTTCTGCCACGCCCCGCGCATTGGTCCAAGTATTGAGGCTAACCCCATTCTTGTATCCAGACGCGGAGGCACGAAAGATCTTAGGTCGCGAGACTGTTTCTCTCTCGTGAAGGCCAGTCACTAGTCCGTAGACGTCCGACAGTAAAGGTTTCCACCCGTACTGAAGGCCGATCCACTGATCAGCAATGTCCTTCCCCCGCAGCTTTCTAGCTGATCTCGGGTCCCCCGCCATTCTTCGAACGGCGGACGATATGTCACCGCGTTTCAAGTCTCTGATAGTGCGAGCAATCCTGATGGCCGTATCGGCCACCAGACTAAAGGTTTGCTTGCGTTCAGCGAACATGTTAGCGATATTTGTTCCCTCACCCTTCAATTGGTCTAAAAGTCTCGATTTTGCCTTTCGCAAGGCATCATCGGCGACCTCAGCAAAACGATAATCGCGAGCCCGGTTTTGCCGGTAGTCTTGCTCACGACGATAGTTGTGCTGAATACCACCGAACCCGTCTGGGCCATACTCATTATAATTGAGTAGGTCGAGGGCATGGTTACAGAGGTCCCAAGACTTGCTATAAGGGACAGGATCATTGCGAGAAGGCATTGGTAGCTTTTTCCAGCCCGGGCGTTTGCGAACGCCGGAGCCGGTAATAACTATCTCAGACTTCGTCGCATTCATCCCGTCGTACTCAAACATGTAATTGGACTGACGGTAACGACGACCAGGGGTCAGAAGAGAGTAGGGGACGGAAACACTCATTTGGGTCTTCCTAGAAGGGGTTGCAAATCCCATCTAACGGAAGGCTCCATCTGAGAGAGAGCTCTTAAGACCTTATCTCACGATAAGGACGTAAGTCGGCTAGTATGCCGCCGACCCTCGCTAGAGGGCACCATGAGGCTGAATGA